GTCGTGGCGGCGTATGCACTGTTCCCCGTTGTGGCGGCGTGTGCCCGGCTCCCCGTCGTGGCGGCGTGTGCCCAGTCCCCCGTCGTGGCGGCGTATGCACTGTTCCCCGTTGTGGCGGCGTGTGCCCGGCTCCCCGTCGTGGCGGCGTGTGCCCAGTCCCCCGTCGTGGCGGCGTGTGCCCAGTCCCCCGTTGTGGCGGCGTGTGCGCAGTCCCCCGTCGTGGCGGCGTGTGCCCAGTTCCCCGTTGTGGCGGCGGTTTTCTGCAGGCAGAGATTTGCAACAGTATTTACCTGTTCCTTTATCCATTCGGCCATGGACAATTTACTAATAAGAGTTATTTTTGAGCCTGCTATTTTGCTATCGTCTGATGATTGGCATATGTCCCCCTCTATATTAACCTGCGCAAAAGTTTTTGCCTGTTCATAATAGCTCCAGCAATCAAAGGGAACGGTGCAGGCATGAAAACCAGCTCTACAAATCACTACATCGCCAGTATGGGAGTAGCTCTGGCCAATCGCATACTGGAAACCGCGACAGGTCAGGTCGTCGTTAAAGGCTTTGTAGGCAGTAATCGACTTTGATTCTGTCATGATTTACCCCCTTGTGCTTCTTCATCGTCCAGAAATTCGATGAATTTTCGCATATCGGCCAGTATGTCGGCGAGCAGGATGGCGGCCCGGCGGCGATTAATACTGTCCCTGAAATGATCGGCCACATCAATCAGTCCACCAACCTGCAGGTTAACCGCCTCCACTGTTGTGCGGGCGCGCCTGTGTGTGTCGGCGCGTCGCTCGCGACTGACAGGGACGTCAGGGGCTGGCGGGCTGATCCGGTGCTGCTGCTCTGCGACCGGCGGCACGTGCCGCTTTAAAACGGCCAACTCATGTTGCAGACTAATAAATTTGGTCATACTCTGTCCCCTGTAATCTTTTCAATCTCAGCGCAAATCAGGTCTTCGACATCATCGATCGCCGCCAGTAACAGGTCATTAACGGCCTCTGACAGATTACAGCCTGATATGCGGGCAGCGATGGCGACAGCCTCGCCCTTCATAGATGTCAGGCGGTCAAATACCGTTTCAAATTCGTCAAGCGCCGCCAGTTGATCTTGCAAGGCGCAGGCAACGCGACCACGCGGTTTCGGATAGCCGGTCAGATCGTCAATGATCCGATCTTGCTCACGGGTGATATAATTTTGGCCGTCCATTACCTCTCCCCTTTAATTGCCCTGTCACGGTGGCGCATGTGGCCGGGTCTGACGCGGGTGGTGCAGGCTCATGTGTCGCTGCTGATAGATGAAGATTACGCAGATAAGTGCGAATAGTCAACAATAAAATGCACCTAAATGCGAATAAGCCTTGCAGCCGCACGATTGTGCGTGTATATTTTATCAAGTTGTTATTAACAAACAGGCTATATCATGAAGGTAGACCAGTCTATTAAGCGCATTCGTGCATTTGCGGCAAAGCACAATTTACCAAAAGCGCGTTTGGCAAAAATGGCAGGTATGCACGATACCCGGCTACGGTTTATCGATGATGACGGCTGGAACCCGACTGTCAAGACACTTCGGGGCCTAGAGTCAGCTATTGATATATTCGAAAAAACTAACACCGCCTAAAAACTACTCCCGAGGATGCAGTAGGGGCGTCTGCCGCGTCCCTATAGGACCCCGGTCCGGCGGGTACCGGGCATACCACCCGCCACTTATACAGGAAGGAACTGCCGTGATCATAGGTAGCACTCAAACCGAGGCCGGTTTGCAAAAGGCCATTATCCGGGCGCTGGATGCCATTCCCTTTTCCGCGCGCAAGTTTTTCTGTTTTCACCCCGCCAACGGTGAGAAGCGGCCGCCCAAAACCGCCGCGCTGTTGAAGGCGATGGGCGTGCGGCCCGGCGTGCCTGACCTTGTTTTTCTTGCCCGCAGCGGTGCCTTTTTCATTGAATTGAAGCGCCCGACAAAAACCGGGCGGCGCAACAAGCCGGTTGAGGGCAAATTGTCCGACAAACAGATCATCGTAAGGGACATTATCGACAGCTATGCCATGCCCTACGCAGTACACGACAGCCTGGACGGTGTACTTAACCAGCTTGAAAAGTGGGGGCTGCTCTGATGACGCATTGTCCGCTATCCGCCGCGAAAGACGTGGTCATTCTTGTGGGTGATGTTCTGGAGCATCTGCGCACGCTGCCGGACGCAAGCGTCGACTGTGTGGTAACCAGTCCGCCTTATTGGGGCCTGCGGGATTACGGTGTTGCCGGTCAGCTGGGTATGGAGGCCACGCTCGACGACCATCTAGAATTAATGGTGAACAAAGTGTTTGCTGAGATATGGCGGGTACTGAAGCCATCCGGCACCTGCTGGGTGAATTACGGTGATTGTTATGCATCCACGGCCAATGGCCGCAAGGCAGCTGATATTACTGATGATGATCGTGGCTTTGTCGACAAGCCGTTTAGCACCATCGGCGGCGTCCTAAAGGCCAAAGACCTGTGCATGATGCCAAATCGTTTCGCTATTAAAATGCAAGAATTTGGCTGGTGGGTGCGCAGTGAAATTATTTGGGCAAAGCCTAACCCGATGCCGGAAAGTGTGTATGACCGACCAGCCACATCACATGAAAAAATCTTCCTCTTCACAAAGTCGGCTCGGTATGACTATGACGCCAGGACGGTGCGCCGCTGTGCCGCTGATTCAAGTTTACAGCGCTGGTCTCAAGATATTGAAAATCAAAAAGGAAGCAATCGCGCAAATGGCGGCGCCAAAATTAATGGCATGATGAAAGCTGTAGGTGGACCAAAGAAAGACAAGCAGCGGGGTCATAGCCGGCGCCATGCCGGTTTTAATGACCGCTGGGACAAGATGACACTGGCAGAACAGCAGTCCGGTGGTCGTAATCTGCGTAATTATGAAAGCCCTCAGACCTTCGAGGTTTGGGAAATGGCCACCAGACCCTTTAAAGACGCACACTTTGCCACCTTCCCGGAAGCGTTGCCGCGCCGCTGCATTGCCGCCGGCTGTCCGCCCGGTGGTGTGGTGCTGGATCCTTTTGGCGGTGCGGGCACCACCGCGTTGGCGGCAAAAAACCTTGGCCGGCAGGCGATTTTAATCGAGCTGAACCCGGACTATGCCGACATCGCCGCCGCCCGCCTGCGCGCGGCCCACTGCCATGTGGACGGGGTCGCACAGCCCGAAAGTGATAGCGCCGGGCCACTGTTCGCCGCGCAGGCAAAGGAGGCAGGGACATGAGTGAAAGACACAAGCAGTTTGCCGCCATTATTTTAAAGCGGAAATGGGCGTGCCGGAAAAGCCCGGTCGGCGGCAGCTGTCAGCGTGCAATGTCTGGCGACGCCTTGAGCGCGCGCGATATACGCAATATTGAAGCTGTTTTTTGGGGTAATGCTTGCCGATCTGATGTGGGGGTTCCCCATGCCTGACGGGATAGCGATGCCAGCAGAGCAGTACCGCCAGCCGCCGCATAATATGGAGGCAGAGCAGGCGTTGCTCGGAGCTATTCTCTGCAATAATGATAGTATAGAGCAGTGCCGGGAAATTGTGACTGGTGATGATTTTTTTGAGCCGGTGCACGGCGAGATATTTGCGGCATGCATCGCGCTGGCTGACAAGGGTGGTGTGGCAGACCCTGTAAGACTGAAAACCGGCTTTGACAGCCATGAACGGCTTAAGGATGTCGGCGGCGCGCAGTATCTTGTGCATCTTGCCGCTTCAGCCGCAATGACCACCAATACTGCCGCTTATGCCACAACGGTAAAAGACCTGTCCAAGCGACGTGAAATGATCAAGATTGGTGAAGATTTGATCAGGGCAAGCTATCATACGCCGATCGATGAAGACCCGGCGGCAATTATTGATCTGGTTGAGCAGGATTTGCACGCGCTGTTTCCCGGCGTTGCTGATGGTATTAAGACTATTCGCACCATGGGTGAGGCAGTTGACGCCACTATGAGCCTTATAGAAACCGCGATGCGGACTGAGGGCATCACCGGTGTTACAACCGGCCTAAGCGAGCTTGACGACGCTATAGATGGCTGGTCGCCGTCAAAGCTTTATATACTGGCTGGCAGACCGGGTATGGGCAAGTCGGCGCTCGCCCTTTTTTATGCCATCAAGGCCGCGTTAGCAGGCGCAGGCATACTGTTTTACAGCGCCGAGATGGACGCCGAAGACAATATCAAGCGCGCCGCCAGCAACCACATGAAGGCAGTCAACGGCAGGCACCTGCCATATTTTGTGATGGGCAAGAGGCTTAACCAGTCAGATTTTGAAGAGACAGCAAGGGCGGCGCACGACCTGCGCGACCTGCCTATTGTCTGGATGGATGAGGCGGCAGTGTCAGTGCAGCGCCTGCGCGCGCAAGTAAAGTATCAGGCACGACAGCTGGAACGCGCAGGCACGCCGCTTAGGCTGCTGATTGTAGATTATATGCAGCTGATGAAGTCTCCCGGCACAAACGGCCCAACCGAGGAGATCACGGCTATATCAAACGGATTGCTGGCGATTGCGAAAGAGTTACGCATATCGGTTTTGGCGCTGTCACAGCTTAACAGGGGCGTTGAAAGCCGTGAAAACAAACGGCCAATGCTGTCTGACCTGCGCCAGTCTGGGGCAATTGAGCAGGATGCTCATACGGTTATTTTTGCTTATAGGCATGAATATTATGCAGCAAAAGAAGAGCCGCAATCGTTTGGCAGTGCTGAGCATACGGCGTGGCTTGCCGAGATGGACCACTGTCATGGTCAGCTCGAGCTTATCATCGCCAAAAACCGTAGCGGGCCAACCAGGACAATTAAAATTGGTGCAGATATGGCATCAAACCATTTTTATGATATGCCCGAAAAAGGAGTCCGTTAGCTATGGCTCAATATCCTACAATGCCACTTTTTACTGATGCTTATATCGCTGATACACGCGATCTGTCGTGTGAAGAACACGGCGCATATCTGCAGCTGCTGATTTTTATGTGGCGCAGCCCGGATGGATGGTTGCCCGATGACGACACAAAACTGGCACGTATGGTTGGCCTGACACCGGCCAAATGGCGACGGGTAAAAGCGGGTATTAATCGTTTTTTTATCACAGAAAACGAACAAATTTCGCAGAAAAAATTACAAAAAACGCTCAAGAATTTAACCGAAAAACTGGCCAAAAATAAACAAAATGGCAAACTTGGTGGCGAAGCCAAGTCATTGAAAAATAACATAACGCATCTAGCGAACGCTACAAAAACGCTAGAGCAAAACGGGTGGCGAAACTCTAGCGAACCACCTAGCGAAAAGCTACCATACCAAAACCAAAAGAAAGAAAAAAATATAAAAAAAAGAAAAATAGCTTTGCCTGAAGCCTGTCCCGAAAGGGTAGACCAGGAAAAGGCGCTTGCCTTTTGGCAGCAAAAGAAAAAGGCGATTAATCTGCGTGACGAGGTTATGAAATTTCGCTCGCATCACACCGAAAAGGGCACCACTGGCCTGAGTTGGCCTGACACATGGCGAACCTGGTATGTCAACGCAGCGGGATACTGCCAGAAAGCTGGCCGTCCTGTCGGCGCGCCGTTCGATGTAACGACGCAAGAAATTGCACCAATCGTACAGCAAGGTGGTTATCAGACGGTAGCGGACAGGCGGCAGGCTTATTGGGCAGCTATCATACCATTTGTTGAAGAAGAAGGTCGTTTGCCACGTCACTGTGAGGCGACTTTTGAAAGCGATTGTCCCGATGAATTCAAGAAGAAAATAACCGTTTTAATTAAGCAACGTCCACCAGCGAAGGAGGCTTAGATGGCAGCAAATTCATATATTTTTCACGAAGGAAAACGATACCTGTCCAAAACAAAATGGTCGCGCATTGAAAGTTATCTGGCCGACGGGCATGACCTGAAAAGAAAAGACCCTGCTATCTACAGTTATCTTAGGAATGGCGGGGCTATTAATTACCAGATGAATGATCGTACTTGGCGCTTATAATTTTAGTAATCGAGACTGAATGTCAGGATTATCTAACCATTCTTGCAACTTCAACCACATTCGTTGCCCCACTGCCAGCGCCGCCGGTACACATAAAGGTGATTGTATCACCAGCAGCAGCAGCAAAATTAACACTGCCCGCCAATTGCATTGAGCCAGAATTAACAAATATTGTATTGGCATCACCAAGACGGATGGTGAACCTCTGCCCCTTAATGCCATCATCAAACCCCGTAATGGACGTTGCGGCAGTGTTTCCTGTCGTCCACTCATCCGCATACTTGACTGACGGTGTGGTATCGCCATCACCAAAAGCTGTTACTGGATCGTTGAAAGAGCCGCCGATGAAATCAGCAGTACCGGGCGAAAGATACCTGTTGCCCTCAAACAACATAGGAACCTGAAAGTTAAAATTATAATTGTTGCCTTTGCAATAATTACCAGAGCAAATTCCGTCAAGCGATGTTGATCCTGCTGTAATTCCGTATGTAGTATTATCAACAGACTGATTACCTGTGATCGTACAAAAATCGTTATTGGACAAAGAAATGCCATGAACGCCATTGTTAAAAATGACGTTGTTAGTGATAATAGGATAGCCATACCAATTGATATTTATGCCAGACTGCGTGCAATTTTTAACCATATTTCCAGAAATCAGAATGTTCTCTGATTTCGCGGAAAGCGTACTGTTTGCGAAAATTCCGTTCAACATACCTCCCTCGACATGATTTCCTATAACTGACACATCTTTGGTGTCCTTCATGTAAATAGACTGCCGTGCACTGCCCAATATCTTGTTACCTATGATTTTCACTTCACCATCATCTATCCCCAAATCATTCGGCTCGTTTACATGGATTCCGTCCCATTCAGCATTTCTGATAAAATTACCCTCAACGATCACACTTGAACAGTTAGTGATACCAATACCACCGGGAGCAAGTTGTTCAAATTCTGTATTGGAATTTGTATCATTGACCTTGTTGCCCACAACAATTGTGTGCTCAGCGCCCTGAATGTATATACCTGCACCAAAAACAAATTGCTGCCCTGCTGGGTTAGCTAGGATGCCAGCTGCACCGGTCACTGTTTGGATATTGTTGTTTGAAATGACTGTTCCCGTCAGAGACAAGACGCCCTTTGTTTCGTCGTTGCGGTAGGCCATGATGCCATAAATAGAACAAGACCTGATTCTATTGTTTGAAATAATATTATTAAATGCCAAATTGCCAACATCAATTGTTTGGACAATTACCCCCCAACCAACACTATCTATAACATTTTCAGATATCACATTACCTGTGCCATTGTATTGAACACCAATCGCCACACCTTCATCAATGAAATCAGTAGACGCGGCCAGACTTCCTTTTGAGTTAAAAATATGATTGCCCACTATGATGTTTGTGTTGCCGTTATAGATAAGTATCCCTGCACTCTCGAAGTCAGTAACGTAGTTATTCTGAATCTTGCAGTTGTCAGCATTTATTAAAATACCGACACCCTGAAGAAGACTAGCATCTGTATCCGCTCCGGTTGAAACGTGAAGTCCATCAATAACAATATAATCAGCGGTCACATTGATGGTCGTTATATCGGTAGCAACAGCGGCTGTATTTTTCACCAAACTAAGTTCACCATCACCAAAAAGGCGCTGACCTTGAACTGAGGCATTCACAACATCTGTTGTCTTGTAAAAAGCATCTGTCCCGGGGAAATAGACAGCGGCTGCGCCTGAATTTATAGCGTTTTGAATTGCATCTGTATCATCTGTCACCCCGTCACCTAATGCGCCGAAGTCAAGAACAGAAACCCTTTCCTGCAACCGGCTTTCTGTTGTTCGTGTGATTGCCTCTGCGCCTCCCTGATTGTAATTTACAATTGAGGAATCACTAGCTGTTCCAAGGGATGGGTCTACATTCTCCAAGCCTCCCATGTCAGCCCGCCACCGAAGCCATTGAAGTGCGGCGGGCGTTGGAAGTGTCAGGGAGGTGGACCCTTGAAGACACTCAGGGAATTGCAAACCCCTTTGAGCCTCACCTCTAGCTTGACGCGCAATAGAATAGACCTTATCGAAGTCATCATTAACAGTGTCGGGGATAAAGTCTCCATTGTTCTGGTAATCTATGCCCCTTGTCTCAGGAATCGCCGATACGATAGTAATCAAGTCGCCAGCTGTGGCGGCGGAATTAAGGGTAATAGTGCCCCCGTCTTCTACACCTACATCTTGAACGGTATATGTGGTAATTAAGTCACTATCAGCACATTCCTGTCCCGCCGCCGTCTGATATACATTAAGGTCAGTGGCCGCAAAAATCTTAAACGAGTAAGTAAATACCATCTGCCCAGCAGCGGCAGTATATTCGTTTCTGGTGTCTGAACTTGTGATAGTCATCAATTTACTCCAATAGTTTCATTTATACCCGCTTCCACTTCATCAAACAAGCGGCGCATGTAAATAAGGTTCTGATATGGCAACAGCCTGCGAACCGCACGAGTGTCTGATGCGGTCCATTCGCCCGCACCCGCCGCCCCTGTCACTTGAGCAATATCTGAAACCGTGCCAAAGGTGGGACCAAGCAACGCGCCAACGGCGTTGCGGCTCTGATAACGGCTCATAGTCGGAGCGCCAGTCAGTCTTGAAACTCCAATGCCACCACGAGTTAGTTTCTCAACAGTGTTATTCACATCAAAAAACCAGCCAGTAAGGCCACTTCTATCAATCCCCTCAGTGACCCATACGGCAGGATCATCAGACAACTCAAAACCCGCTGCCTTGGCCTTGATAGCATAGGATAGCATACCAAGGCCAATCATTGCCATAGCCCCGCTAAATGCGGCGGCATCCCTATCCTGAAGCCCTGAAAGCATCGCCCTTTGTGATGATGAAACTGAAAAGCTTCTAAATTGGCCAATCATTGAGCCGAGTGGCGTGCTCATCCAAAGGGGCTTATCTTGTCCAGGTGTGATAATTGTCTTATCCACCTCTTTCGCCAGCGCCGCCCGATATATTTCGCGAGCGTCAAAATCATCCCAAGCGGTGGTATTTGCCCATTTTGTGCCTTTGACGTTTTCGCCATGCTTGTCAAACTGTCGCGCAATACGGTTGGCCATATCCTCATCAATGCCGAGGGCTGCTAGCCGTTCAATTTCCTTGCTGTCAATAACGCCCTTTTTAAAAGCCTTCACGGCGTTAAGCGTGCGCGTCTGCGACACCACCCCCACAAACTGCTTGATGGCAGCATTCCATGGTGCCATGAGCGATACAGTGCCGAATTTCTGGCCAACCCCGCGCAAGCCTCTTTCCAGTTTGGTATTGCGCCCGAAATCATCCACGATATCAGCGATTGCCATTGCCCGGCTGTCCAACACCATATCAAGGGCTGTACCTGCAAGCTTGACCTCTTCAGCGGCTATCTTAAATCCTTTGGTGCCTTTCATAATGGCGTCCATTGGTGCTTTCATGGTTCTATCAATTCCATGCACCATAATGGGGCGGGCTATATCCGGGATCGCAGAAGCTGTCATGCCGCCAAGCAAGCGGACATAATTCAATGTTTTAACAAAACTGCTCACCCTTGCCGCAGCCAAGCCGGGCCCCGTTGAAGGAATGGCAAAGGTTCCGCGTAAACGGTCACGCACTGCTTGCAGATCGCGAATATCACCCTGCATTTGCTTGTTCAGGGCTGTCAGTTCCTTCTCACTCTTACCTTTGCGGAGTTGCTGGTAATCATCGCGAATGGCTGTTATCTGGTCCTCAAGGTCTGCACGGCCAAACATCTGTGTCAATTCAACGTCTGCGCCTACTGTTCTAGTATATGCCCGCGCCACAAGCTCAACATCATTTTCAAGCCAAGGCTCAATCAATTCATCAGCAATGTTCAGCGTGCGCTCTTTCAGCGGGCCGCGCTCAAGCGGCACAGCATCAATCAAAACCCGGTTTGGGGCGCTGCCTAAAAGCGTGTCAGTAATGTCAGAGGCGATAAAGGCCAATTCTTCAACTGTCAATTCCTCGGCATTATTGTCAGCCAGCCACCGAACAAGCACATCTTCAAATTCAGTACGCTGCGCTGCAATCTTCTCCTGATTATAAATGCGTGTCAAATAGGTCTGCGCTGTTGTAACGTCCACATCTTCCGGCAGGATACCCGCCTTAATTGCTTGCTGCTTTAGAGGGTCGAATACCTCCCGGCGCATGGCCTTGGCTGCGTCTGCAACTTCAGGAATGGCGTGATCATCGCCACGGCGCATGGCCTTGCCCACTTCCTCATAGAACTGCTTGCGGGTCAATTTGCCTGAGTTGCTGCTGATCATGTCACTGACACCTATTTTAGCAACGTCGAACGCCTTGCGCTCACGACCAAAACGGTGCCTTACAAAAAGGTCGTCAGTTTCAATAATACCTCGATAAAGCCCGGCCTGATGTGATCTTATTTTTGCCTCTACTGAAACCGGGCTGGCGATGCCTTCGGCATTCTTTGCGAACTTCAGCGGGTATTCTGCAAGCTGCTGCATGGCTTTACGGGCCTGCAATGAATTGCTATTAGCAGCCCTTAAGAGTGGGTCTTGAAAACTGAAAGTCTTTTCAAGACCACCGGCAGATTTTAACGTTTCCTGTTCAATTGTGGTGCGAGGTGCAGCCGCTGCGCCTGCACTCTCCGGCCCTTTCGGCGTCAGTACAATATCCTCTGTGCGCGTCATGTCATTGACAAACTTGTCAACAATGGTTTTTTGGTCTTTGATAAGGCCAACAGCCCCGCCAAGAATACCAGAAAGAACAGTAGACGCGAAAACATTTATGCCACTTTCAGTAAGTGTTCTTGTCTCTTGATCAAGCTGAAGTAAAGTCTCACTTGTCAGTCCCGCTCCAAAACCCGCAATGGCGGCTGTTTTAGCGCCACTGATAACCCTCTGTCCTGTTCTTGCGGACCTTACAACAGCTCCGCCCGGGATGAGGTTTACAGGGTCAACCACACCAAGAGTAAGAAGAGCAAGTGTTCCTTCGCCCTCAGCCTCTGCTATAACTTGTTGTGCTCGACGCTCTCTATCAATCTTGCGGCGGATACGTGAAAAGTCTTCAACTGTTTCAGCGTCTGAAAAAGACGAGGCATAAGGCTCATATCCCTGAATAGCTGTTCTAAAATCAATAACGCGCTCAGATGTGTCATTGAAACGATTTGGCATATCAATAAATGTTTCAGCCAGACCGGCAATCGCGCCAATAGTATTTTCTGTTTCAAGAACGGCTCGCCAAGGACTTTCTGCGTGACCCTGAACGCCGAGAACTTCTTGGCGAGCCCCACTCACCAAGCCCTTGAAAGGCATATCGTCTCGATCAACGATCATTTAAGGCCATCCATAAACTCAGCCTCAGCTTCGGCAACTTCTGCCTCAAGTTCTTCAGCGCGGCGCTTCGCCTCTGGGCTGCTCTGCCAATCAGGAATAAATACCCTTTCTACAGCGGGCCGGAAAAGTTGTCCTGTCGTCGCCAGAACAATATAATTATAAACCGGGCGTCCGTCAGGGGCGGTTCTAGTTGGGTCAACGGTTACAATAATTCTGTCCTCAAACCCCTCTTCAACGAAAGCATTTGTACTTATTTCTGAAATCAACTGTTCTCTGATCCATTCGCCGTTTTGCTCTTGCGTCATGGTTGGAACACCATAGTGAAGCTCTGGCGCGTCCTTCATCATAACAGCGGCACCATCGCGACCAACGCGAGATACTGACCACTTTCGGCGAACAGCATCAATGCCCGCCAGTCTAGAACTGTTGATGTCACCACTTCTCTGATAGTTCTCTCTCACCACCTGATCAAATTCATGCACCATTAAAGCAGGAAGCTCTGCGGCTCCATCAAATTGTTCACGCTCAGCCGATGTCAGATGCTGTTTATCGAAAAGCTCAAATCCCTCAATAGTCTCATTTGAAAGCCAACTTTCAGCCGTTTCATCTTTACTGATTTCGATATATTCCGTTCCGCGAATATCTCTTACACTTTCCGGCGTACTGATGAATTGCTTAAAGTTCTCCGGCAGATCGGCAGGATCAACGCCGTAAGAGTTCTGGGCCATAATATAATTTGCGGCGTACAAATCCTGTTCAGCGATGTCATCAAGAAGGCGCGGATTGACAGAGCGAGATTCGGAAACAAAGCGGGCCGAGTTAAGCATTTGCTCAGGGTCATTTGATCTCAAACCACCGCGAACCATCGAAATAGTAGGGCTCGGTAAACGGCCATATTGCCCGGCGTACCGAAGCGTTTGGCCGCGTATTTCGTCAGGCGTTGCGCCAGCATCGGCCATGTTCTGAACCATCAATTCATAACCGAAATCGATTGCTTTTCTATGATCTGAGTTTTTAGGGTCTAGGGTCATCCCGCTTTGAAGCAATTGGATCATATTGATTTGCTCTTGCCCCTGCCTTTGCACACTGTCGGCAAGTTTTGTTAATCGTGTGCGTTTTTCAGCGTTGATATCTCCGGCTTCAAAAGAGGTTTCAATATCAGAGTGTGATTTTGTTCCGCGTGAAACAGAAATCTCCAAATCACTTGCCCGGCGATCTCTCTGATCCTGAACGGCCTGACCCTCAAATGCCCGTCTCTTCTCCGCCTGAATAACATTTGATTGAGCGCTTGAGATAAAAGCATCCCATTCGTCAGGGGTAAACCCGCCAGGAACCTCTTCCTGAAGCTCACTAATTCTTGAAACAGCAGCCTCAACACCTTCAGCATCGGCAAGATCAAGAAGCTCTCCTTGAAAGGTTTGCTCTGTTACTTCCCTTTCAAGGCCGCGCCTGATGCGCGCTGCCTCCTCAACGGGCATATCACCTGTACTGACCATATTGTCAATTTTCTCGAAAGCGAGAAGGACGGCTTCAGCGGCTTCAAGCTTGTTGCCATTTCTGGCCGCTGTAGATGCAGCGACAGACGCCCCCTCAATAGCCGTTAGCCTGCTAGAGTTAGCATCAGCCCTTGCGTTGTTCAGCGTGCGCTCCTGAACGCGAATACGCCCATTTGTGACCATGCCGTCAAGAGCTTGCTCAACAATAGCCAGTGAGGACGGGTCAACCTCCCCAAGAACGCCTTTGGTGAAACCTGCTACCTTTTCATTGTAGGAAATAAGGTCATCACGGTTCTCAAGTTCAATTTTTGCAATACCTTCACGAAGATCATTCTCAAGGGCTGAAAGATAACCGCTTTCAATGGCCTTGTTATAAGCCGCCGCCTCTTGACCGCCAAAAAGCAATGCATCGCCAATTGTTCTTTTTCTGAATTGTGGCGCTGCCGCCACTTTCTGGCCATCAATATCAACGGTTTCTTGCTTGACTTCAGCAGCCTGATTTGCGCCACGGCGGGCACCAATTTTACGAGTAAGTAAATCTGTAGACTCGCTGAACGCCTCAAGTCTGCGAATGATTGGAGATAATCCTTGTGCCGCGCCTGTCCCCAAATCTTGGCGCTGTATACTTACTTGATCTGTAAAACGTTCAGCCATTAACCTCCACTCCTTGACCGTTCCGCTCTCTTTTGAATGTCTGATAACAAACCTATAAACGCGCCTGCTGCGGCTTGTTTTTTCGCAATCAAACCTTTAGACCTCAAGGTCATCGCATTCAATTTCGTCATGAATTCGTCACGCTGTGTCGCTTCACCTTCCCGGCGTATATCTTCTTGCAGAATTGTAAGAGGGCTACCCTCAAATGCGGCAACACCACGAGACCCGGCTGAAGCATTTTGAGACGCCATAACACGAGCAAGGCGCTCTTTTCTGTCGGCCTCGCGAGCCACTGCTAAAAGCTCTTCTTGCTTTGCTGCTGTTTCTGCCTCACGAGCAGCGATTTTGCCCTGCGCTCTGGTGGCACCGGCTTTCGCAATATCAAGAACAAACCCCATTATGTGGCCACCTCCAGACCTATCGCCAAGACCGTCATGGGCATCGGCGTTTTTTGCGTAATTTCCAAGGTTGCATCCAGTGACCAACCCGGAAGATAGATGCGTGAAATCCCGGTCCTTGGTATCGGCGCATCAAATTGATCTTGTCCGATTGTCTTATCTGCAATCCTTTGATCATTTACTATTACACCATTTGATTCGTAAAGTTGAAGCGAAGCGCGTTGTATCTTTTTGCGGGCGTAAGCATTCGGCCCATTGCCGAGCTGGATATTCAAAGGAAGTGTTTTGATAGTAGGGATGTATAAAAAACCCGCCTCAATTGTCTGCGCTGTTCTACCTATAACGATCTGACCACCACTTACAATCTCATCAGCTTGAACGCTTCCATCTGCTTTAATGGCAATTGTTTCGCTTTCCAGGTGGTCAAGGCCCGTCAATGTGTCAGACCCGCCAACATTGGTTAACACCCCGGCGTCTGTATTCAGCATGTCGTCTTCTCGCTCAACATAATAAACAGTAGCGGTGTTGACTGTTCGTTTGACAAGGAAATAAAGCGTATCATCCACTACGGCAACAGACTGAATGCCTCCGTCTGTTTCCCAGGTTGTGAAGCCCTGCACATCTTCAGATATCAATGTATTGAATACCGTCAGATTTCCGTCTGAATTCAATATATAGACGTAATTGGCATCAGTTGTCGCAGAGCCTTTGCTGACGGCCATTTCTACAGGTGTATTGATCAAATGAGGTGCCAGAACTGAAATGCTGCGCGTTTGGTTGGCCTGAAATTCATTAACAAATTGAAATTGGTTTACGGACTTGCCTGATCTCTGAGCAAACAGAGTCACACCGTCGATGCTGACAGGCCTTATCCGCAAGCTGCCAAGGTTTGTTTGTGGTGTTACAGAGATATTTTCAGGCGTAATAGGTGACTCCGGAGAATAAAATTCGCCGCCTGTCGTGAATATCTGAAGCGCCCTGTTGCTGAAAATTCCCTGAATAGCATTCACTTGATCTGTATCAAGGGTGGCCGCAACAAGTTCATCAGCGCGCCCGCGTCCCTCATCAAAATTGAAGAAGTCATTGGTGCGAGAACCCCAAATAGTTGAAGGGCGTGATTTTGACCCCCCAAGCCATAAACGCGCTTCGTGGAATGTCGCTGTGCGTGGCCACCCGCGAGTTACGCTCCACACGTCCTCCTTCCGGCTTGTTCCTGCCGCAATCCTCACCGTGGAAATCTCAAACGCTACATCTTCAGAAAGAATTGGCGTGCCGGTGATTAGCTTCCAGTCCTTAGCCGCTTCATTACCAAGTGTTATACGATATGTTGTTCCGCCCGTAAAGGAAACGGTCACGCCGCTCCCGCCGCGTTGAATAACGTCCTGAAGCCCTCTGCGAATATTATCTGCATTGGTTGTTGTGCCTGAAGCAATGATAAGCTCTTCAGTCAGAAGGCCCTCAAGACCGAGCTTATATCTATCGCCAACACCAGACGCTGTAAAGGTGATGTCCTGAACCTCTGCGACGGGTGTAGGGCTTGACGCATCATCAAAATCGAATTGAGGCAGATTAGTTGCGCCCCAGGAAGTAATTTCCCAATCCGCGTCTGATGTACGGGCAACAGTTCGCGGTTCTACGTCAGGGTGAACGATAATAGCAGTATCAGCAGACTGGATATAATCAAAGTCTGCCAACTGCAACAGCGTCCACGGAGTAACCAGCAAAACCTCCGCAGACGCTGCCCCCCCGGTGGTGTAGGCGGTATGCCCTGTACCGTCTTCACCCTGAAGCTCAAAAGTGTTGGTCGTTGCGTTGGCAACAGTGAAAGAGCGATTGTTGATCTCAATCATCCCTCCCACACCGGCAATTGATACGGTTTGACCATCGAGAAAGCCATGATCGGTTGAAGTTACAACAACGGGATTCGCTTGCGTTGCTCCGGTGATTGCTCGGCTGGCAACAACGATCTGTCCATCCTTGTAAACTTGCATTCGCAAATCTGTGAACACGACCAAGTAATTTTGTTCCGTGCTGAAGCTGAAGTTCTCAATACGGCCATCGCCAATAGCTGCTCCAAGAAACGCCATGCCGGGGCGCTTTCTCATGCCGCCCTGTGGTGTGCATAGAACATTTCTAGCAAGCTGGACGCCATTGTAATAAGCGTCGATGTCCTTTCGGCCAACAACGCGAGGGTCAAGCTCCCCTCTGTTCATGTTGGATTGAAGGTTAAAGATTGCCATTATCTGAAGTTTCCACGATTCCGCACGTCTACAAAGGGACTATCAATGATCGGCGTTGCCGTCTGGCCCTGCCCATCGACAGAGAGTGCGCTTGCAAGTGATTTTCTGTAAAGTTCCTCAAAATACGCGCTCTTGCTTGTTGATTCCGTGACCAGTTGGGCAAACTCTCTAGCAAGTACATATTCGAGCGTCTTTGTGAAATGAGAAGGAAGCTCTGTTTCTTCAACCTGAAAAACATACCGCATCAGAAGATCATTGTGATTTGAATAAAGCAAATCCCCAACAGCTGAATAGTTACTTACAGGCAATACCGCCCATGTGCGAATGTGGTCAGATGGTATTTGAAAAGCGAACTGAAATCCTGTCTCCGGGTCAGGGCCTTGGCTCAACCGTGAAAGCCGCTGTTCTTTGAGAGCAAACGTCCAAGGGTGCATAGCAAGCAATTGCCTATAGGTATCCCGATACAAATTGCCCGCCGCTTGAGCGCCTGCGCCGGGGTCATTGAAAGATGAAATTGGATTATCGCCAATCAGGATCAGCGCGTTTGATGCAATATCAATATATGTGGCCATTGCTTAAGCTTCCCTTGGCTGAAGGTCGCCCGCGCCGAAGCGCGAGCAGTATATTTTCCAGACTGACTTAGGTGTCAGTAGCCGGGATTAATAGGCCATCAACAACGTCAATGGCTGTGCCTGTGTTCGCGTTCACATAAGTAAACGTAACCGCTGGCGTGCCGCCTGTTGAAGACACAACAATCAGAACGTCATTGACCTGAAGTTCATTGATTGCGTCAAGGAAGTAATCAGCGGCGATTACGGTAGCAATCGCATCAGCCGTTGCATACATCCATAGCCGAGGCGAGTTACCACCGGGGCCAACTTGATAAAAGCCATCACGAGAAAAAGCCATTTTTCAGCCCTCCTTATACGGTTTCATTATACTGGATTTTGACGATGCCTTGAGGCTCACGCGCTACAGCGCCAGCCTTCAACAAGCCATTTGCCAGCCATGATGTTTTTTGAGCGACGTAGTTAACCTCTGTGCGAGCCGCGATGCCTTCCGCGTGGCCAATAGCGGCATCTTGGTAAGCATATGCTTCACGATCAGTAGCAACACCCGGAAGACCACCTTCAGTGCGTGTGCCTATGATATGCCACTTGAATCCCATATAGGTTTCAAGCTCGCCATTAACCAGCGCCCTGACAGTGTTGAAGTCAGAGCTTGTGACTTCAGTATCTTCAAGCAGCTTCTGAAGGGCCTGAGCCCTGACCACGAAATGACGACCATCAGCTTCAGCCTCGATATCGTCAAGATGACCTTTAGCAGAGCGAACCGCCTGCAAGTCAAAGTTTCGTGTTGCGGAAATATCAAACACCCGACCCGTGTCCGGATCACTGTCATTTGTTGCCGCGTAGGTCACTGCGCTCGCTGAATCGATAATCAGTTGATCGTTACGACGGCCAAGCGCCTTGGCGATGGTCTTTGCAAGCTCACGCTGTTCATCAAAGTTGACTTCAGCCTGATCGAAGATGTCCGTGTATTCCGGAGCATTCCAGTTCTCAAGACCACAGTTGGTCAGTGTGTGACTGATATCCATCGGCGTTACGTCAGCCTGAGAGGCTTTCTGATTGGCAAGCCCCTTGCCCATACGGCGAAACTTGTAGATGTCGCCAACCACGTTACGGCGTCGCGTAACAGTGTCGGCTAGGCTACCCATGCCCTGATACTCGTGTTTGACTTCATCATCAAACTCTTGCTGGGCGGCAGCAGATAGAAATTTAGACATTGTCTGTCTCCTGTGAATAAACTTTTAGCTTATCCCGCTTATCCGAAAGGGGCGGTTTCAGCTTGGTGAAACACCCATATTCCGGCCAGAAGACTGGTTATCGGTAGGTTAAGGCAAATATACCACGATTTTTGCATTATGCAACATAACAAAAACCCCGCCATAAAGACGGGGCTTCTGCTTAGGCTTCCGGAGGCGTGGGGGAAGCAGGAATGGAGGGGGGCTCCGGAGGGTCTGGAGCCTGAATAGGGCTTGATGTATCGTCGGGTTTTTCTGGCTCTTTCGGCGGCGTTGGTCGCCTTGGCGGTATAGGTCTAATCATTTAACACCTGTCACAGCACTCAATATAGCATCAACAAGGCCGGGGGATACTTCTCCGATCTGTTCCGCAACGGCCTTCTCAACTTCTGCCCTGAGCGCCTGCCCCTCGAAGGCCTTAACATTGTCAGCCGTAAAATTCAGAATGGTTCCATCTGGCATTTGAAACTTGAAATCGATCGAACCTTGCTCTTTGCCGTCAATGATCCTGACCTTGCAGGGAAGGTACGTGCTGCCCTCTTCAGCCTTACACCAGCTGAAATGAACAGAATTCAAGCCAGCGTATTGCTGCTTGTTCCACGGCACTGAGCCACATGCTGAAATAAATAGAAGCGCGATTATTCCGATGATAAATTTCATTGTCTTTCCTTATCGTGTCATTTGTTGAGCAGGCTCTTCTCCATAAAGAGCTTTATAGCCAGCCTGAACCTGTTTCCGGTATTCCGGATCAGTATCATATTTCATCCGTCCGTTTTCATCTTTGGCGAATTTCATTTCCCGGAGCTTTGACGCATCCATTGCTGGAGCAGCTTGACTATTATTGGGCTGACTTGGCGCGCTTCGAGTCATAGCAACAATGCGCTCGAGCGCCTGCACTGAAGTTGCGCTTTGGGTAAGCTCAGAGAACCCGTCAAAATGCTCTTGATTAAGATTCCGCGAAGCCCATTGCCTCAGATTATCAATACGGCGGTCTGCTCCATCGCCAAGCGCAGCAAGTTGTTCCAACCGGAACTCTTCATCTGCCGTCTTGTCAGCAAGAAAATTCATACCAAGCATGTTAATCGCTTTATCAAAACCATCCTGATTCAAGCCAAGCTCTTTTGACATGCCTTTCAGGTCAGACAGGAGTCCGTTATCTGCATCTATTTCGACGCCCTTTTCTTTCAGTTCATCAGATATATTGACCTTGTACTCATCTGGCGAACCTGTGAACGAACCAAAGCGCTTTTCAAGCTCGGTGTAAGACTTGATGGCCTCATCTGCCCTGACTTCTCCTTTTTCAGCGTCCCAGAACTTTTCAGGAACATGATCTGGCCGGGCCCTGTCTTCTGAATTATTGTCGCCATTGTCCTGACCTTCCGTCTTTGATCCTTCTGCCGCCATAGCCGCGACTGCATCAGCATCACTTTGAGTTTCGACGCCAGTTTCGGCGTTATCGTCACCCATTATCTTCTCCTTCAACTTTTTCCATTGTCAAAATAATACTCCTTACAAATTCATTTTTACCTTCAACCTTGCCCATTGAAAACAGATCGGTACCCGCTGCGACAATTGGCAGCATCATTGTTTGCCGTTTCATTTCTTCAAATAGGGCCCGGCCTGCATCCGTAGAGAAGGCTCGGTAGATCAAATCATTATAATGGCGATATTTCGCATCTCGATCGGCAATGTATCTATCTTTATCCTGCTTGCTATCAAATCCAAGGTGATCAAATGGGCTCTCATAATCAGGTGCAGTTTCTTTAATCATTAAAGACCCCCTTCAAGGCCAGTTTCTGCCGCCTCTTGAACCGTTTTGGCAAGACTATTTCTTTCTGCCTCACCTCTCACCAGAGACATATCAACACCAAGTTTTTCAGCCCAGAAACCCGGGAGGTCTTCAATCTTAATGGCACCCGCCAAAACCTCTTGAGGCATGACAGCCGCTAAAGATTGAAGCCAAATCTGGCTGCTCTGGAAATCCTCAATGGATTCAGCTTGCGCAAGAGGGCTTTGGAATTTCATAGTCACCTCTTGGCCATCAACGCGAATATCAGCGACCTTTCCGCGCTCACGAAGTATATCAACGACAGCTTCAAAAAGGGGCTCTTGAAATTCCGTTCTCAACCGCCCGATCTGAGCCCCGCGATTGCGAAGAGCTTCTTGATTTCTGATCATCATTTCAGTTGCCGACCTGACAGGATCGGTTAATTCACCAAGAGGCTGAGATAACAGGGCCCTGCGAATGTTCGCTTGCAGATCGCTCAACACCAAATCGCCAAGTTGAATATTTCCAGACAATGGCAGCGGCGCTAAATCTGGATTGTTAGTCTGATTTGATGCAACAGGAATAATTGAGCCCGGATGAATACGGACAGTATATGGATTGAATACACCATTACTTACGCCGGTATAGACTCCTGACATTTGTAAAGCAGCATTCTCAAGGATGAATTCCTTTGCCTTGTTAGCCGTTCTAATGTCTGAAAGAACCTCCATAACAGGGCCACGACCAAAAACTTCACCCGGGACCACATTCCACCGGCTTACGATTAAGCGCTTAGAGACAAAACTTTGATGCCACATTAAGTATTTGTCCCAGATCACGAGATCATAATATTTACGGTCTTCTTCATTGAATAAGTACCCAATGAGAATATCAACTTCTTCAAAGGACTTTTTAGGATCATTTGCTTTCTTTTCGAGCTTGTCAGGCAATTCAGCTTCTGGCCATGTTTCTCTGATGTTTCGAATCTGCATCCTGAAATTGCGCCAAGATGATATGATAGGCTTGCCGGGAGGTGGCATTTCTGGAAACAACTCCGCCAAAGGAACATTCGCAAATTGCAACGCCACATCATCTGTGAAGGGCGCCTCCATAACATGGATTGCGCCCGTTCCAATACCCACATCGAGAAATGTGGCAGAAACCTCTGTGTTGAAATTCGAATGATTCAGATGAGAGAAAGCAACCTTAGTATTGTCTTCGAGCAATCTGCCGACTTCTTCCTTATCACCCTCAGGCACCTCACTACCGGGCGCAAGTTTTGTCCATTCGCGCCACGGCGGAACCATTGTACTTTGCAAAATGGAAGAGAATTCAGCAAGCCCGTTAATGGCTGTGCTATCGAAAACATGAACGTTCTTTCTCTGTCCCGGCGCATATCGCGTTATAGTGTCACGCTGAGGGGCGGAATAATCATAGCACTCTTGGTGCAGTGATCGCCATTGCAGCCAGATTGCTTCAGCAGATGAAAAACGCTTTTTGAGAGCTTGAACCGTGCCAAAGCCTTTAGGAACTTCCATTGATTTTACCCCAAGCTCTGCCGTGGCGCGGACCCAAGCTCAGAAGTCTTGATCAGCGCTCTCCTCCCGGCCCTGCCACTTTCAGCAAGAGATTTGCGCCTTGCAATCTCGTCTTCAGCTTCAGCTTTGCGAGCAGCCTCAATTTGTTTTTGTCTACCGATCTGCTCCTCTTGAAGGGCAGCCGCCCTTTTCGCCTCTTTCGCCCCCGGACTAAACAGAGATCCCATGACAGTTCCTTTCCAGATATTGAAACAATTGAAAGGGTGTTTGCACTCGCAACGCCCTAATGCCCAAGCAACGTTTTACCACATCAACGCAAGTAATGATACCCGGTTGCCATGTATGGACTAAGGTATCGATTGAAACAGGACATTTCAAAACAGTCGCATAGTCACCAGCATATTCACGAGCGGTTTCAAAAGTCTTGGCGGATCTGGCGTCAATATTCAAATTACTTATGCTACTGTCTAGGATCAGCCAAAAATGCCCCCCTGTTGATTTCCGCATTATATAAACATGATGAAAGCCCGTTTTAAGCAACTTTTGATACCAGAACTTCTCTTCAGAATGCTCAAAAACAACGAACCATTCGATATCTTCTTTTGGCTTAAGTATAAACATCAGAAAACAGAAAATCCTATATTTGCTTGCGCTGGTTGCTGGTTTTGCTGGTGGCCAGCTAGCGCCTTTGTTCCTTCCCCCTCCCCTTGTAAGGCATATTCAAGCGCCTCGCAAGGGTGGCTGTACTTGTTCTTGTCTGGAAGGTCAGTGTATTTCTCACCGCTAACCTGAACCCGGCGATAACAGAAGCCACCCTGAAGGCCTCGCCTTGTAACTTTGCACTTGGGAAGAATGATGAACCGAGGTGATCCATCCATCGCCAATTCTTTCATTGGGTCTTCAAGAGCCGCCCTTCGTTTTAGCGGATCATTTGACGCTGTGCGCGCGCATGGAATTCCGGCAGCGTTCAATATTTGGATAGGCGTCTGATCTGTTGATTGGTTTCCGTCCCCCCCTGCCGGGTCGCCCCATCCCACAAATCGCATATTGGGATAATTTGCAGAGAGATAGCGTTTTAACTCAGGTGCAAAGCTGATTGCTGACATATCCTCGGCCAAGAATTCATCAAAGGCTATAAAGCGCTGATATACCTGGTCGCGCTGCACCATCACACAAGCAGGCGTGCGCCCGAAATCGAAGCCAAGGATGATTGGCAGTTCTTGCCGGGGCTTGAAATTAAGGTCTTTGCAATGAGTGCTATCAACATACATAGGATGAACAGGCTTGCCATCGCTCACAAAGCCATATTCGTTTGCCAGATTGACCTTGATCCAGTCGTCTGATTTTCCCTGAAGACCGATTAAATAATAATTATTCGGCAGATTTACGATGTTCTCGGCATAATGATTCACTTGCCATTCATTACCAACCTTTACAACTCCGCCAGGCTGACGGTAAAACTTCCAATCGCCTGGCTTCTGCACTTCAGCAAGGTCATAATACCAATGGTCTTGATCGGGGGCGTTAGTGTCGCCAACCATCCCATGCCACGAGGGAAGCACACCTTCTTTTCTTGAGGGATAACGACCGTGTCGGAGATCTAGCATATCAACGACGGCTTTACTCAGTTCCTTTACCTCATTCAACCAAACGCCTGTTACCTGAAGTCCTCTAGCTTTCTTGACATGCTCAGGAAGATCAAACGCAATGAAGTAAATTTCTGTCTGAACCGTTGTCCCGTCCTCAAGGTCGAATTCAAGTTTTTGATTTGGTGGCTCTTTCCCTCCCCATACAAAACGCCCGAGGTCGCCATTAATTTCGAGCCAGTCCTTGATTGTTGTCGTGGATAGTTCGCTATATGTGTTGCGGGCTGCAATCCAGCGGCTGAGGCGTTTGTTGTAATTTGGATTATCTTTGTCTTTGATTGGCATTTGTTCGCACATCAAATCGCGAACCTTGTTGATCGTTTCAACGGTCTTTCCAGAGCCGAGCGGCCCCATAATGAAAGAACAGCGGGCGCGGCAATCGGTATAATTTTGAAGAACCGCGCCTTGTGGCATTAGGTGATATTCAACAATTTCGCTATTCTGTTTATGAATTGTCTTTACCGTCATATCTCTTCCGGATGGTCTTTACCAACCGCCTATCTGTTACGTCAGTATCAACTTTATCATGATATCCATGATGTGCCAGAACCAGCTTTGATATAGTTGGAGTGAATTTTCCCTCAAGGCCTTTGTTCAGGGCCTCGACTTCTTGAGTGGCCAGAACCGTCTCAATCACGTGCTTGAATTTATCGTGCTTTTCTTTCCACTCGTAAAGCGTTGGGCGCGGCACACCAAGATACAAAGCAAGGCTGGCAATGGAAGGAATAACGCTGTCGTCTTTCCAGATTTCCAGATAAACTTCTGCCATCTTTTGAATTTTAGCGTTATATGTCGTGGGTCGGCCTGCTGGCATTATTATTAGCCTTTGAACTTTTTCATATCATCCTTCGTGGGCTCATAAACATCAAGCCCAAATTCACGAAGAACACGTGGCCCACCGCCACCATAGAAATGTGCAAGCTTTCCAAGCACTGCTTCTATACGATCAACACGATCTTCAATAATCAAGCATTTATTGGTTTTAGTTTCTTCTTCTTTTGGTCCATTGTGTGGGACTTTTACTTTTTTATTAGGGTCTTTTGACATAAGATTATCCTTTTCTGTTAAAGTTCATCATCTTTTGATCTGATAATACCTCTTATCACGCCTCGCATGTATTGAACAGCCCTGACAATTCCGCTTCCCGCTATAAATAGCGCATCAAGAATACCTGTTGCTATCACTTGCCCGGCTAACTGTACCAAAACAACAATCGTCGTTGCCACAGTTCCTATTGGCGCTATTGACCCGTCAAGAATTTTGTCTATTCTTTTTTGTACGCTGCCGGTTGGCGTCACAGAGCCAAGCAGAGACTTTCCTATGAGCCTTATCAGTACACCATTCGGTATAGATTGCCCTGATAGAGATTGGCTAAAAGTGGCTTGAGTGATCAATGCGCCAGTTGGTGCTATGCTGCCCGTGTTGGTTTGAAAAAACGTTGTGCCGCCTGCGCCTGCGTCGTCATAGGCCTCAAAGTTATCAATGCCACCTGACGAAATAGTCTTTTGCACGCTAAGACCAGGAGCGCCTGTGGCGTGAGTACTGTCGACCGCCGTTCCTAACAAAGACCCATTTTGGAAAAGACTTAATGTTGTGCCGACAATCTCAAATGCAATTGTGTCAGTATTACTTGGTGCCGCAGCGGACAAGGTAAAAATATTTGTTGCGGTGCCCGCATCGATGCGACTAATCCACCATTGACCACTGCCGCTACTATACTGAGCCGTGTATCCGTCTAACCCGCTGCCGCTGTCACTGCCACGAAGGATAAAACGACGGTAAGTAGAACTTAGGCCGCTGGCCTCTATCCGCTGATCGTCCGCCCACGCGCCTGTAATGTCGGCAAAAGATGACGACCATACCGCAGCGCCGCCATACCATAACCGACCAACGGTGCCATCGGTCAGCACCTGTGGCTGGTAGGCCTGCCCAGTCGGTACACTCCAGCTTAGGCCTGACATAGTCGGAGGGCGGCTATTGATATCGACCGTCGATGTCTCGCCGTCAAAAGTATCCCAAAATTTTAGCGCAAAGGCCATTATCACCCGCCTGCCGGAAGCGTCAGCTCGTAGGTAAATTGAATTGAATCGGTATTTACAAGATTAATAACCGAAAAAACCGACCTATCCATTAAGGTGCCTCCTGTCGCAGCATTAAATAGACCATGCTCAGTTATGGCGCGGCTTGCCGTGGCTGTGATTGTGCCAACGCTTCTATAAATATTTGCGCTAGCGCCCTCTACCTGAGTCCCCGTGGCCCTAGTCTCTACCGCCGTTCCTAGCGCTGTGTCTGAAATATTTTCCACAACAACCCCAGTTCCCATGCCGTGAAACTTAAAGTCACCGAAAGCAGACGTTTCCGCCTGTAGCTGATCCACGACAAAATTAACAAAAGCTGTGGTTACAGATTTAGTACTGATAATACCCAAATCTTTTCTTGTGCCATCACCCCTTATCACAACAGCCGACAATCTTGCCTCTGGCGATACTGTACCGTTGAGGTAATCTGAAACCCCACTTGCTAACAACGCTGGGCGTGAAAGATGCTTGATCAGGATCCTAAGCCATTGCGCGGTGAGCATCACAAAATTATTAGCCTTAATTTTTAGTTTTAGCACTAGCTCTGCCCCTTTTTTTCCAGCCCCGCTTGAGGCATATTGTTAACCACCATGAACTAAATCTTGTTTTAATGGTTTCACTGGTTTTCATCTGCTTATCCTACACCTTATTGACCCGCTAGTAAAATCGGTGCAATTGAACCGCCAGAGGATGTGCTTTCCGTCTGTGGCCTGCTCAGGCTCTTCTGCGATGCCGCTAAAATCCTGATCTGTGAAAATTGCCTGATTTGGCGTGCTATCTTTACTAAGAAGCTCCCACGATGCGCCATCATCAAATGATCTTTCCACCTGAACTGACCCCGACCCCGACCCGACAGTGAAATTAATCGAAAGATTATACGTGCCCCGAGGAATTGCGTATTCATTCGACTGTCCCGTTGCGCTAAATATATATTGTGCCGTAAATGCCATAGAAATTGCTTTCCTTTAAAGACCTTGGCGCACAAGCTATGCACCAAATACCATCTTGTGTTGCCTCATGTGAATTTTTGCATTTATTTCAGCAGCGGCAGCTGTATTGTTGGTCAGACGGATAAGATAATTTGTGCCTGCCTCCATATAAAAATCGCGGCTTATAATTTCTTGCTCTATAAAATCATTACCGCCCGGCCCTGCAAAGCCGATTGCGTTATGCTGAATGGTTATCGGCACCCCGACATCTGAAATTGTTGAGCCTGCATAAAATTTTGTGGTTAGCGTTTTTGCATTCGCAGAATGCCTAAAAACAGGATTTAACTCTGTGCCGGTCGCATCGTTAAAAACCGTTCCGGAATATGTTTGCCATAAAACCGTTGGGCTGTCTGTGTGGATAAGCGCGGTTTCAAGGATCATTGGCACTATTCCTATTTTGGCTATAATGTCAAACGTCCCTGAGGCGGCTATTGAGGTCTCTTGATGTTCGACAAGAATACTCCGCCCCTGCCTCCATGCCTTATCGCGCCTGCTTTCTACAAAAACCGTCATTTTGCATCACCTTCCAATGAATTTTACCTAACTTGTCGGAAATTATCATTTCTTATTGCGAGAAATCTCGAGTTCCAACTGCCTTACCCTCTCTGATAAATCATTAATTTCTGCATTATGCACATCAAACTGGTTATTTATCGTGGTCATATCTCTGAGCGCGTCACTTTTGGTATAACGCTCACCCTTATCGTTGCGCAATTTATCTATCTCTCCCTGCATATATGTCATGTCGCGCTGTATGCCTTTAAGAGATACTGCGGTATTGTGCGTGGTTAAAGCCACCCACCCGCAAATTGCTACAAGAGCGATCTGAATTGCCGATTGAAAGTGGCGCTCAAGCACACTAATTTGATGCTGTCCCGTCATAAAGCGGCATTCTTAGGAAGAAAAGATATTTTATCGCTGGCTTTAAATCGGCCAATTATTGCCGTTATGGCACCAGCCAATTGAATGGCTGCATCCCATCCGTCAGAAACAAGCTGACCATCATTTGCGCCCCAAGATACGCCGACAATAGGAAGAATTGTTGGCAGCGCCGCGAGGATCACCCCTAAAATTGTTTTTGATTTAAGAAAAAACTTTTCCATAATTAATCCTTTGGCTGGTATTCTACATGAATGTGATCGTTTTCAAGGACAGCATCAAACTCAGCACCAAGAAATTTTGATATTTTTGAAAAAATAGGCGCGATATCATTTGTAGCGATATTGCGCGTTCTCAAATCAAATGCGCTGCCGTTAAAATGAAGTGACCCCCGCCCATGAGTGCTATCATTAACTGATGTGACCACCATCTCAACATCAAAACTTGAGTAGACGCCGTCACAAATTATCAAAGCAATTACCAGTTCTGGTCTTAATCCCCTCAGCTTCACACCAGATTTAAGCTGCATCAATTTTCTCCTTTTCTAGCATTATACACATTTATGCAAAAAGAGAAAGGCGCCAGTTAAGTAGATAATTTGCTAACCCTTACCCAAAAAAATTACCTTTCCTATTGACGACAGGGGCGGCTGCCCCTATATTAGTTACATCAGAGGGGCATGGCGTCCCCGCCACATAAAGGAAAAACTGATGACCATCTTTACCACCACCGAGATCAAAGAAGTCGCAGCCCGCACAGTCGTAAGAATTAACAATGTGCCGTTCAGTTTTCTGACAGATGCCATCACCGTAGTCGGTGATCAGATAACCTTGAACGCCGAAGATACCGCCGCTGTTGAAGACAGGTTTGCAAAGAACGAGAAGAATAACAATCGCCGCGACCGGCGTCAGGCGCGGCAGTGTGCCGCCAGAGCCGAGGCGCGGCTGGAGCCTGCCCGCGATAAAGCAAGCTCCCCTTGCGAGCTGATCATGTCGCTGGCGGGCAAATGTGGAACAACCGCCACGCGGGCGCAGCTTGGATATCTTGCCGCGCTGGCTGAAAAGGCAGGTGATAATTTTGAGCAGATCGGCTTAGACACAAACAAACCAGTTTCAAAAAACGAGATCAGCAATTTGATTGACGTTTACAAGAGAGAGGAAAAATCATGACCCCATCAGAAATCAAAAAAGCCCGCCAACACCTTGGCCTGACACAGCGCCAGCTTGGAGACTTACTTGACACAGACGTGACCAGCGTCAGAAGAATGGAAATGGAAAAAACAGCATCGACACAACGTGATCCGGCACCGCGTATGATACGGTTAATAACAGCTTATCTGACGGGCTACAGGCCTAATGACTGGCCTATTGACTGCTATAATGACGGTACAACTTTTTTTGCGATTGCGGATGGCGTCACATTGTCAGAAAGATTTGATGCATCATCAAAAGAAGAATTAAAAACCATTGCCACAACAAAATTTGAAGATAAAATTTGGTCTGGGTGTATATCTTTTTATCAAAAACCTTTTTTTGAATCCGCCTCATTCTTTCCAGATCAGATATAAAAAAAGACCGGGCGTGCCCGGTCTTTCTATTTGTCGCCGTTTGGCTTGTTAACGAGATGTTGAATAATCATCCTGAAATTGGCTCCCCGGATAAATAGTTGCTCAGACAATTGGCCCGCCTAAACAACTTGTATCAATCAGCCCGCAACACAAACCCCATTTAATCTTTATCAATAAATTATAGCCACACATTTTCATTGCATACAAGTAAAAAAATTAAAATCTTCTTTTCCGCACCGTGACCTTACCCCTGAACCATAGCGATCGGCGACTTTGTTCATTGCTCACCTCCTCGGCGCTGGGTGAGGTATTTATGTCCGACTATGGTTAGGTTATAACCGCTTCCGGCTGGCGTGCCTTCGCCCGTCCATAGCCCCCTGCGATATTCGACATATCCAAGCGATGCCAAATGACGGCACATAAATCTAACTGTTTCCCGGTCAATTTTCAGGTCGTGACAGATGGCATCAAAGCCATAACAAAGCCATTGATTAGTATAATCTTGATGACTGTTGCCAAACCAGTTCAGGACCTTCAAGCGGATTTCATCAAGTGATTGCATCAGTCACCCTTTCGTCTGTATCCGTACTCATTTGATTCTCCTATAGTGAATAATCCGGCAACAGGGTCGGCATGTTGCCCGTTTCATACGCGCTTTCGATTTGAGGCTTCATGACCTGCTTTCTCTCAAATATTCACTGCGCAGACCGGCCCGAGGGAGGGGGTGGGTTACAGGGGCCGGACCGGCCTGCACACTGGACATCTAGTGGTTGGTGGCTTTGTCCAATTCTTCAATATCAAATCCAAGATCGGCGGCGATCACATCAAGCGCCCGTTCATAGAACCGGTTGAATTCTGTCTGATCGATTTTATCCCATGCGATCGAGTGGGTAATGATGCTGCGGTGGCGGTTGCCAGCCGTATCGGTGATGGTGTCAACATCAAACATGCCAAGCCGCAGCTTGATCGCCTCATGCAGGGCGGCGCTGTTGCTATATAGGTCGGTGTTTTTTGCGACCTCGCCCAGCAGCGCCCAATATTTGCGGTGATGCTTGCCGTTGCGTGGCTGCCTCATCGTCACTCTGACTGGTACTGTGCGGTTAGCGGCTGCTAGCGCATCGCTCGTTTCCTCCGTTGATGGCACCAGCGCCAGACCAGCGCTGGTGCTGGTCGGCAGCATCCAAAATTGTGACTTGTTTTTCATATTGTTATGCCTTCTTAAAACGGGATTTCGTCGTCAAGATCACAGCCGCCGAAACCTCCAGCTGCCGCACCGCCGGCCTGTCCGTCCTGAAAGTTGCCGCCGCCTTCGCCGCGAGCATCGAGCATGGTCAGTCCACCGCGAAAGCGTTGCAGCACCACCTCGGTGGTATATTTTTCCACGCCGCTCTGGTCGGTCCATTTGCGGGTCTGCAACTGGCCTTCCACATAGACCTTTGAGCCTTTGCGCAGGTAATTCTGGGCAACGCGAGCCAGGTTTTCATTGAAAATAACCACCCGGTGCCATTCGGTTTTTTCGCGGCGCTCGCCCGTGTTGCGATCTTTCCAGTTTTCACTGGTAGCCACAGAAAGATTAACCACAGGATTGCCGTCACTCATGGTCCGCGATTCGGGATCGCGTCCAAGATTGCCAACCAAAATTACTTTGTTCACTGAGACTACCATCTACTTACTCCGCAGCCTGTTTGTTGTTGTGCTGTTCAAGATTTTGCAGCTCTTTGTACCGCGCCTGATAATAGTGAGCGAGGCCCTGACGGTCCTTCTCACCGGTCAGCAGACCCGGCCAGTCTGCGCTCGCCTGATCTTTGAACGGCTGATAGATTGGCATGGTGCGTATGTGATCCATGTCAGCGATGCTGGCTGCCAATGTGACAAAGCTCATGAGGCCGGTATAGGTCTCAAGCAGTTCCTGCTTGCTGGCAGGACCTGTCCATGCTGCCTGCTGCGTTGGCGGCGATGCAACCTCATGTGTGGTTGCGTCAGCATCATTTTCACCCTCGGTCGGGATACAAAACGTTTGCAAGCACACATATTTATATGCAGCCGACATAGCCTTGTTACTCGCCTTGTCGCCGCTGTCCATTGCCTCACCTACCACCTGCGCCGTATGGCTGCTGCCATCAATGGCAGAGACAAAATCATACCGCACATCGAGAACGACATAAAAAAGTGTGCCACCTGATTTTGACTTTTTCTCGGTTACGGTTCTGCTGATCACATTGGGGATGATGCAAAGACCACTTTGGTGCAGAGCTGCGGCCAGTGCGTCGTAAATGTCATCGATGCCCCTGAAATTATATCCCTGTTGCTTATTTTTCCGGTCCTTGGAAATGCCGCTTTTCGCCAGCCGCTCGGTTACGGCTGAAATAGCGGTATAAACTTGTGGCACTTTTGGACTAGTCGCCCCGGCCAGTGCCGTTTCCTTCTGCGTTGTCATCAGGCTGCCCTTTCCTCTTTGACAATAGTGAATCCCGGCACCTCGCGCGCACCGCTGCGCACATCGGCTGCTGCCAGCTTCATAACCAGATCAGCCATAGCCGGGTGGTTCATATAGTGGGTGACGGCGACCATGATGCTGGTTAGATCAGCGCGATAATAAGTGCGCAGACCAAGGGCCTTGCCGCCATAGCCGGTGGCGACATTGGGTTTTGCGCGGGCGGCGGCCTTGGCTGCTGCCTCTGCCTGCTCAGCATTTTTTAGTTCTTGTTCTGCCGCTTCGCGCGCCTCGACATTGCCTCGGCTCTTCTGTATTGCCTGTGCAGCCTCACTCTTTTTTTGCTCTGCCTCTTCTTGCAGACGTTGCCCTTCCCGGCGCTGCTCATCGGCAAGCTTTTTCTGCCAGATGCCAATTGCCCGCAGGCAACAATCAAGCGCGCGCTGGGTAGTGGTGCGCATATCGCGGAATCGTTCGTCAACTGCGCGCCCGGCAGCTAGATGAGGCGCTTTTTCTGTTTTATGCATAGTGTCAGCCTCTTTGCTAACGCTGCGCAACATGCCGACAAGCCTGCCAACGCCTGCTGCCTGACCTTCGGTGGTAATATCATCACCGTCAATCCACAGCTTGGCCTCGCCGTAAGCATCGGCGGCGCGCTGCTCTAACAACTCAAAGTCTGTCGGCGGATTGTTATGCTTAGTATCGATCATCACAGCTCTCCTTTTAGTGCCCTAATGTGGCACTGCGCCCATGCTGGCGAGTTTTGCACGTCTTCGAGGCTGGCGATGACGCTCTTGCGTCCTTCCAGCCGTGCCTCGGCTCTGGCGGCCTGTACGGCATCACTGACGGCCTTCTGCTGCTCGTGTCGGACTGACAGCACGCCGAGCGTCACCACGAAGGCCATGACTGCGACAAGGAAGGCGACCATGACAAGTGTCGCTGCCCGATCAATCAGCTTTTCGCGGCGGGGCCGACCCTTTGTTGTGTGAGTAAAACTGGTCATGATGCGGCCTCAACAAACTTGCCATTTTTGTCGAGTGTATAAAAAACGTTTGCTTTGATTTTCCGACCGTCGATCTTCCTTTTTTTCACGTCAAGGAGAACGTCATTTTCATCGTAATGAGCCAGCACGAGAAAGTTACCTATAATGCCGCTAACTTTTCCATCGCAGCCTATAGCTATGGCTACACAGTTGGAGCCGTTAGTGGCGGCGTGTGCCCGGCTCCCCGTCGTGGCGGCGTGTGCACTGTTCCCCGTCGTGGCGGCGTATGCACTGTTCCCCGTTGTGGCGGCGTGTGCCCAGTCCCCCGTCGTGGCGGCGTGTGCACTGTTCCCCGTCGTGGCGGCGTATGCACTGTTCCCCGTTGTGGCGGCGTGTGCCCGGCTCCCCGTCGTGGCGGCGTGTGCCCAGTCCCCCGTCGTGGCGGCGTATGCACTGTTCCCCGTTGTGGCGGCGTGT